CTACCACTCCAGGACATAGACGGGGAGATCCTCTGCGGCAGATCGTGCAGGCGAGACGTCTTCCCCATTTGCCTTTATGACGCTGGCACCATGGCAATCTGCATGGAGAACGAATTGCGTGGCCGCGATATTTGAACTCTCGAGCCCTGTGCTTGCAGACATGAGGATTTGAATATCTACCGGCGAAGGAGGGTGGCATATTTTCTTGCACCACACCTGCAAGGCAGCAAAATTATGATCTACACACAATTCGACGCCGTATTTTATTCCAGCGGACTCGAAAATCGGGCTGGCTTCGCCTGGCATGAATAGAAAAGGCTCCTGCCTATCGGCTTTCGACATATCGGTATCGGTACTATCCTGAGCCTCGAAGATTTTGTCGTAACGATGAATGATCGTCGCGCTCTTGAGCACCAAACATGTGTTCTTGGCTATTTTCAATCCTGCCGCATGCTGGCCGCTCTTTGGTGAAGCCTGCTCGAGATCGTATGTCTGTCCATATTTAAGATCCTTATATTGATTTTTGTAGGAAGATAAATGCAGGTCGGGTACGACCCCGCGGTAGTCGAGCGGCGTATCGATCGAGCGCTGGTATCGCTCCAGGTATTTATTCATGTCGCGGGACGCTTCCGGGCCGCGCTCACGTTGCGGCTGTGCAAGTGACTTACGGAATATCTTCACGGCTGAGCGCATCCTCGTTTTGAACCATCCAGCACTACCTGGAATTATCATCAGGTTTGGAAAGCGAAGACTGAGGAATACAAGCTGCGCCCTGATTAGTTCAAATTGCGTTTCCGTCATGAAATGGCTAGGAATGTCCTTGTTTGCTGTAAACAGGTATTCAGGGGCAATGAACAGGTAATTGACGCTTTTATTTCTTGCTGTATGAACGCTGACGCTTTGTGGTGTTATCGCGGGTGGCTGAGCCCCTAGATAAGATACCGTTTCCCCATCCGCAAGGGTCATCATCGTAGTCCAGGCACTCTGTATTGCAACAGTCAGGCTTGCAAACCTTGCGTCTGGCGTAGCCGCATGATTTTTCGTATTGACCGACCAGATGGCAACTATCAGCTTTGGCATGATTACGCTCTGTCCATGACACAGAAACGAAGCGTAGCTGAAAAAACATTCTGAGCAGCCCGGAGCGGAGGCTTCTCATGAACATTCTCAACATGGCCTATCGTTTAACATAATATACATTATGCGAAGCCATGGATAAGAACCCCTGAGCCAAGAGGCCCACATCGCTCATAGCGTCCTGGGCATCCTGCTGCTATCCGGCACGATGGTTACTCGTGTCGAGAACGCATCCCCCGGCGTCGGCGATGTCGCTGCGCGCCCTCGCTCAATCGCCGTCGCCGGGTCAACCGACGGACTGGTGATCAAACCTCGCGTGCTGTTGCCGCTGGCATAGGTCGGCGGCATCCGCGTGTCGTCGAAATAGCCGTTGTTCACCACGTCCATGCAGAACTCGAACGTCGTGTGCATCCGCGTGACCTGTTGCGTGTAGCACTGGCAGACCATCACCCGGCCATTGTACGTACCCAGCGGAATCCGCCGCTCAGGAGCCTTGCCGATCAAGTTCGGGTCCGAGCTGGCCGCACAGACCGGCCGAGGGAAATCCCTGGGCTTGTTCAGATCGTCATAGCGCGGCGCCGAGACCACCAGGTCGGGCACCCTGGGCGACATATCACCAATGAACTCGTCGGCCGATTTCGGCCCGCTGGAGGCCTTGGGAACTGCCTGAACAGCATTTCCAGCCCCAGGCAGAACACCCGCTGACGCCTCAGCCGCTTGACTCCTCGCCAGAGCCGCTTCCTTTTCCTCGTTCCCTTGCTGCATCGCGGTCATGATCAGCCCGACGATCACGCCGATCGGGACCAGCATCAGCGCGATAATCAGCGGGATTTTCTTCATGTAGCTGGGCGTGACCGGTTTGTGCGTGTGCACCGTCGACGACTTGTAGACGCCGAAATACGCCTTATCCAGCGTGACTTTCTCTTCCTGCGCCTGCTTGAAGTTGCTGCGCCGCTCCGGGTTGTCGATGCAGAACTCGTACTCATGCCGGAAGATGCCTTTCTCCCGGCCATAGGGCCGAATGAAGTTGATGTGCTTGCCGACCAGCTTGCGCACGGGCGTGCACAGCAAGCTGGGGTGCTGAGTGATCAGGTGAATGTCCAGGCCCTGGTGCCGGTGCGTTTCGAAGCGCGTGACCTTCTCCGGGCGCGCCCTGGTGCCATCGTTGCCGAACACCCGTTGCGCTTCGTCGATCACGATCACCGAGCCGTCAGGCAGGTTGAACCATTCTTCGGGCGTCTCGAACTCGACCCACTTGGACTTGAGTCGATCCAGTTTCATATCCGGGATGCCGTAGTAGTAGATCGTCCTGGGCGGCAGGTCCGGATTGTCCGGGTCCTTGTGCAACCGCTTGGTCGGGTCGTCCGGGTCCGGCTGGTGTTCAAGGTCGATTTCCCGAATCGCGTTCAGGGTCTTGCCAGCCCCTGGTAGGCCGGTGCGCAGATAGAGCATATCGGTCCCCTCCTCGCTTACTTCGGTCCGGTCCAGCGCATGCCGGACTTGCCGCCAGACTTGTCCATACCCCACAGCACGGCGCGGGCGATGTACGCGGAGAACAGGATGTTGATGCACACGTCCACTTGCAGAAGCCCCAGGACCTGGAGCCACTGCGCAGGCACACCGCCGAGACTGCTGAACACGTAGTCCTTGGCCTGATCCATCACCGCCTTGACGCCGACGAAGGCCACAGCGGTAAACCCCAAGCCGCGCAGCAGCTTCCAACCCAGCGGGATCAGCGACCAGCCGATGGCCCGCAGTAGTACCCCGATCAGTAACGGCATCAGTTCAACCCTCGCGCAATGATTTCAGCCGCGGCGCGCATGGCGAACGCGACCAGGAGATACCCGAACCACTGGAAGAACGCGCACAGATCGGACGACACGCTACTGAGCGACACCGTCTGCGTGCTGCCGAACCAGGGAAACGAGACGTCAGGAATAACCGGGCAGGCCTTGGAGAAACGCCCGCTAGTGTCGAGCAGCTTCGATAAGTCGTGGGTGTTCTCGCCGGTAGCCTTGATGGGTTCGTACTCAGGCCCGGAGAACTCGCCGGCCAGCGTGTTTTTCAGGTCCTGAATCTTCTTGTCATCGACCGTGCGAAACTCTTCGTCCGCGCAGCGGGCGGCCTTTTCCTGGCGAACGATGGCGCACTGGATCGCGTCGCCGTTGCACTGAATCGCCACCTTGCAGTCACCGTCGCCGGAGATCGAGGAGCCGCTGCCGCATTTGTTCGGGTCCTTGGCCGGATCGCACTGCCCGTCTCCCCCGCCATCGCCACCGCCACCCGTGCCGCCGCCATCGCCATCACCACCGCCAGTTCCACCGTTTCCGTCTCCGCCGCCGGTACCACCGTCACCGCCGCCCGTTCCGCCATCACCGCCACCGCCTGTACCGCCACCATCGCCACCACCAGTTCCACCGCCATCACCACCAGGGTCTTTCGGATCGGTCGGGTCCGTGGGATCGGTCGGCGTCTTAACGCACGTAGTGCCGGACCAGCTATAGCCTTTCGGACAGCCCGGGTCATTCGGGTCCGAAGGCGGATCAGTGACTGGCGGCTGATCCGGCTCGTTGAGTGAAGGACCAGTACCGCCCAGGTTGCCGGAATCTGTCGCGCAATTCTGACCGTTGCTCTTGAGTGTGTAGTTACAGAACCCCTCAGTAGTAGAGCCTGGAGTGCGATAACAAGAATTTGGTCGAGAACTATCAGCCTCATAAGCGCACCCATTCAAACAGCCAGACGGCGGAGAGCTAGGAACCGTGTTTTTTCCATTGATGACAATAATCGGATAGTTCGAACTTCTAAATAAATTTGGCAGACCTTCTTCGCACTCAGACGGTGGCGGCTCATCACAAGTCCCCTTCTGCTCATTGTACGTAGCCCCCGCAGGACAGGTCGTACCTCTACGAACAACGGAAATCGTAAAATTTGGCTCAATACGACTCCCATTGAAATAACGAAACACCATGCACACATAGTTGGTCGAGTTCTTCATTTCCCGCGAACCTATCACCATTTCGACGGCGGGATACTGAGCCTTATAGATTCCCAGCCCGACCTCACAAGCCGCACCAGGACTGCCAAACTTATCAGGGGCGGTCGGGCCATTTAATTGCCAGTAATAATTTTCAGACCTAGCGCCCTGAGCAAAGAATAGCGAGGGCAATAAGCACGCCATAAAAAGCGATATCCTCAGGGCTGATATACATTTCTTAATCCTCATTTATCCTTTCTCCGGGCAATAAAAAAGCCGGGGCGGAGTGACCGCCACCGGCTTGACTGAGGGTCGATTAAGTCCCTGCGCGCATGGCTTTCTTGGCCGCACCGATCAGGGCAACCAGGCCGAACATGGCACCGGTCACAGCCGCCGCAGCAGCCAGGCCGCCTGCGATATAGGCCAGAGCCTTAGTGGTGTCGATATCGCCCTCGGCGGCCATGGAGAGGCCGGACGCCATCAGCAACGAGCCACCGATAACGGCTTCACGCTTGCCCAGGGAAAACAGTTGTTTCAGTTGTTTCATCGAACTTACTCCTAATGTGGAATTGATGTGCGCATCTTCTTAAACACCCAGACCGCGACAAACAACGTCAACAGCCCGCCGGTAATTTGAGCCTTCTGCGCAATTGTCATTGCAGGAGTCAGGAACTCCCGCATTTCCTGGACCGTAAAAGTCTTCATTTGGCCTTGGCAGATAGTTGAACCATCGTCCCTGGCCAGCCAAACACCGTCACAGCCCAAAAAATTCATGCTTATCCCCTACCCGTCCTTTTTCGCCGAAAAAGGCCGGGGCCCTTAAGCGGCTTTCTCCTGAACGGTTTGAAGTTTCAACGGCATGCCGTCGCCCGACAGCCAATAATCAAATCCGGCATTGCCGGATTTACTTGCCCAGGCCTGGATAAATACCGGGACGGACACAGTTTTGCCCTTCTCCATCTTCCAGACATTATTAAGCCCGCCATCCATGTGCCGCTTCGAAATGCGAACTTGAATAACCTTGGTTTCCGGCATACCGAACTTATTGGTTTGCTCAACTTGGACAAGCACCGAGTGTTCAACAATCTGCGAAGGACCGTTGGCGGTATTGACGTTGCGAGTATCGGAGTAATAGCCCTGGCACAGGCCGATAAGAGCGAGCATATGATTTACCTCAGGGGTTCAACTTGTGGGCTTGTGCCCGGTTCACGAAATGCCCATGCGGGCGGCGTCACGCTCCGGCCACGCCGGAACGTCTTGAAGTCTCGGTTGATACGCTGCCGGCGAACTGCCTCGGCGGCCTGGCCTTGGACGACTCTGCGCATGACCAGGTCCAGGACCTGGCGCACCAGGTGCTCGTCCTCGACGAGGTGGGAAAGGTCTTGCTCCAGGTCCCAGCGGAGCGACTGGTGGGCCACCTTATCCATCGCTGCGCGCCCTCCTCGGCTCGTCGAGCCAGCGCACGAAGCGCCGGAAGAACGCGAAGAACAACGCCAGGAACGCCACCAGGGCGCAGACGGCAACCACCATGGCCAGCACAGGGAACGCCGCGCAGAACTCGAAAATCGCGGCGACAATGGGCGTCAACATCGCGAACAGGGCGATGAAGACAACCCAGCCCAGCAGAAACCGCAGAGGCGCTTTCATCACGCGGCCTCCACGGTCGGCTCGACGTACCAGTCGGGGTACTGCGCCGAGAAATCCACCTCTAGCAACCGCAGGATCGGCACAACGTTGCGGGTGTTGTCGTACTCACTCAGGTTCTGGAGCATCGCCTTGGAAATGCCTACCGCTTCCAGGTCAGCAACGTGGCGATAGAACGAGGCCCTAGACATTGACGCCATGGTCTCTTCCCACCCGTAGTCCTTGAGGCTGCGGTAGGTACGGAACAGATTGCGAGCATAGGCATCACTGGATTTCCCCGGCACAAACACTGCCGGAATGATGGTTCCCGTTGCCTTGTCGGCGCGGGCCTTCGTCCACTTGCCCTTCCCTACTTTCGTGTACTTCTCGATCAGTGCGGCCAGCACTTTGTCATCGTCGATTCGCTTCATGGTCATACCCTCAAAGGCCGCGAACAGCTCAGCAGTTACCGCTTTCCAACACTCCTGAATGAAACAGCGCTCCTGGTCGCGAAGCGCCTCCTGGTAGTCACATAGCTCCCACAGGTTCGTCGGCAGATTCCGCCGCTCCAACCAGCGATGCATGACGGTCGCCTCGAGGCGAAGAAGAAGCCGCGCGAACTCCTGGAGCCGAGGGTCCTGCATGACCCGCAGCGTCCGCGCAGCAGAAAGGCTCGACATGGGCATGTGGCGCTCGCGCTTGTACAGCTTCCAGGCGCGGACATGAGCGTTATCCAGGTCCTGGCGCGGTTCCGGATCGACCGTGGCACCGCGAGCAGCCTTGAGAATTTCGTCCAACTGACGCCGGAACTCCGGCCCTTTCAGATACGCCTTGATCTTGCGCAGACGCCCCTCTTTCGAACCCCAGTAGGCCGTGGTCTCGTAGTCATCACCCCGGTTGCGGGTCTGGCCATTGCTGACCCCGCGCATGAACTGAATAACCTGGAGGGCGGTCTGTTCATTCGGCATGCGTGCCGAGAACGTGCAGTCCAGGGCGTAGACCTCAATCGACAGCACATCGAGCTTCGAATACAGGTCCGGATAGGTGCCAGCCAGCCACTTCAACATGACCTCAGCCCCCATGCGGATTGAGGTCGGCCCGAAGACGTTGTGCCCCTGGAGCAGCTTGGCCGGAGACGCTTTCAGCTCCACACCAGGATCAAGGCGCTTGCCCAGGGACTGATGGAACACCTTGAAGGCCATGGGCGTGTAGCTCGACGGCAGCGATTCCCAGGCATGGGAAAGCCCCTCCACGTCATAGCCCTCCCCGTCCTCCCGCTTGAGCACGCCGCCCGAAGACCGCATGCGCACCCCCAACGACTCCAGGTCAACGACCAGCGTCGGAGCCTCGGGCTTGCCGATCATCTGGACGTGCTCCGGGCGGAAGCGGATGAACATGTGGATTCGGTCGAGCATCCCCAAAATCCCGTCAAGTGTCATATACAGACCCTTAGGGTACTGGATATGAATTTAACGGGTCAAGCAACATACAACACCACAAAGGGTCATATACGGACTCTGTACATCCAGCCAGGAGATAGCCTCGTGCACGAAGAAACCACCCTCGGGAAAGAGACCATGACCATCGGTGAAAACATACGCAGAGCGCGAGAAGCCAAGGGCTTGACCCAACGCGAGGTATGGGAAGCAACCGGGATATCAGAGTCCAGCTACAAGAGTTACGAGAAGGGAGAGAGACCGCCGCCGGGGGACAAGATCGTAACCCTAGCAAGACTGCTAGGCGTATCGACCGACGATCTACTTCTGGACGAGGCAGAGCGGGACGTATCGGACGATCTACGAGCCATCTTCGTCCGGTTCAACCACCTGCCAGCCGAAGAGAAAGTACACGCCAAGATTGCGCTCAGAGGCATCCTGATGAGCTACGAGCAAGAGGCACTTCGCTGATCAGAATGTGATCGAAAATTCTCACCATGAGACAAGAGTCCACCATTAGAGATGGTGGACCCGGCTGCGCCGGGATCGCTCCCGGCCGCCCCGTGCAGCACCCACAAAGGACTCCCATGAAACGGATTTTCCTTCTCCCCCTTCTCCCTCTCGCGCTGGGCGCAGCAACGGTCGACAAGACGCGAGCGATGGCCATGGCCGTACGAGCGCAGGACGACCAGGAGGCACTGGAGTGGTGCAAGAAAGCCGCTCCTGACGACTATCAGTGGATCCTGGAACAGTGCATGCAGATCCGCGCCGACAGCATCAGCCAAGCCGATGACATGGTGCTCCAGGAGAGGCTGATGAAGCGCCTTAACGAGATCGAGCGGACCCTGACGCAGTATCCCGAGACTGAGCGCCGAAAACTCGCCCTGGAACAACTCCAGCGCGAAGCACAGACCCCGTAAACACCAAGGGCTCTGCCCTTGTCATCCCGCTCTTGCCGCCGAGGGCTCGGGAGGCAGGGGAGATAAAGCTTCCCCTCCCTCCCTTGCGGAGGCTGTTGGCCGAGGTGGGTTCAAGGGTACGCTCCGCCCGGGACTCCGTTCGCCGGATCGTTGATCCGACGAGCCGGGGTCGCGGCCCTTGACCTACCGAGCTTCCGAGGGGACCGGAGGGCCAAAAGCAAAAAACCCCGCAGTGGATCCACGCGGGGTTCTTTCAAAAGCAAAGGATTAGGCGAAAACGACTGCACCTCTGCCAGCAGCAGCAATGCGAATCAGGTCATCGGTGTGCCGGGTTTCCATCCCAGTGAAGGTCACTCGACCTCCCTTTGCTGCTGCCGCCGCCGCCGCCGCAATACGCACAAGATCAGCGGTATGTCTATTACTGGCGTCCATAACGAAGCCACCTCCCGCAGCAGCGATGCGGATAAGGTCATCAGTATGTCTTTTCTCAAACATGGCATTTCCTATGCGTTGTTGTAGGCCAGAAAATAATGGCACAAGGCCTCGCATAATGGGCGTTACGTGTAAATGCTCGCCCGGCGCGGGGCGATTTTCCGGGCTTCGCATTCGGCCTGCGGCCGCCGCAGGTAACGTAACGCCGTGGTCATTATGCGAAGCCATGGATAAGAACCCCTGAGCCAAGAGGCCCACATCGCTCATAGCGTCCTGGGCATCCTGCTGCTATCCGGCACGATGGTTACTCGTGTCGAGAACGCATCCCCCGGCGTCGGCGATGTCGCTGCGCGCCCTCGCTCAATCGCCGTCGCCGGGTCAACCGACGGACTGGTGATCAAACCTCGCGTGCTGTTGCCGCTGGCATAGGTCGGCGGCATCCGCGTGTCGTCGAAATAGCCGTTGTTCACCACGTCCATGCAGAACTCGAACGTCGTGTGCATCCGCGTGACCTGTTGCGTGTAGCACTGGCAGACCATCACCCGGCCATTGTACGTACCCAGCGGAATCCGCCGCTCAGGAGCCTTGCCGATCAAGTTCGGGTCCGAGCTGGCCGCACAGACCGGCCGAGGGAAATCCCTGGGCTTGTTCAGATCGTCATAGCGCGGCGCCGAGACCACCAGGTCGGGCACCCTGGGCGACATATCACCAATGAACTCGTCGGCCGATTTCGGCCCGCTGGAGGCCTTGGGAACTGCCTGAACAGCATTTCCAGCCCCAGGCAGAACACCCGCTGACGCCTCAGCCGCTTGACTCCTCGCCAGAGCCGCTTCCTTTTCCTCGTTCCCTTGCTGCATCGCGGTCATGATCAGCCCGACGATCACGCCGATCGGGACCAGCATCAGCGCGATAATCAGCGGGATTTTCTTCATGTAGCTGGGCGTGACCGGTTTGTGCGTGTGCACCGTCGACGACTTGTAGACGCCGAAATACGCCTTATCCAGCGTGACTTTCTCTTCCTGCGCCTGCTTGAAGTTGCTGCGCCGCTCCGGGTTGTCGATGCAGAACTCGTACTCATGCCGGAAGATGCCTTTCTCCCGGCCATAGGGCCGAATGAAGTTGATGTGCTTGCCGACCAGCTTGCGCACGGGCGTGCACAGCAAGCTGGGGTGCTGAGTGATCAGGTGAATGTCCAGGCCCTGGTGCCGGTGCGTTTCGAAGCGCGTGACCTTCTCCGGGCGCGCCCTGGTGCCATCGTTGCCGAACACCCGTTGCGCTTCGTCGATCACGATCACCGAGCCGTCAGGCAGGTTGAACCATTCTTCGGGCGTCTCGAACTCGACCCACTTGGACTTGAGTCGATCCAGTTTCATATCCGGGATGCCGTAGTAGTAGATCGTCCTGGGCGGCAGGTCCGGATTGTCCGGGTCCTTGTGCAACCGCTTGGTCGGGTCGTCCGGGTCCGGCTGGTGTTCAAGGTCGATTTCCCGAATCGCGTTCAGGGTCTTGCCAGCCCCTGGTAGGCCGGTGCGCAGATAGAGCATATCGGTCCCCTCCTCGCTTACTTCGGTCCGGTCCAGCGCATGCCGGACTTGCCGCCAGACTTGTCCATACCCCACAGCACGGCGCGGGCGATGTACGCGGAGAACAGGATGTTGATGCACACGTCCACTTGCAGAAGCCCCAGGACCTGGAGCCACTGCGCAGGCACACCGCCGAGACTGCTGAACACGTAGTCCTTGGCCTGATCCATCACCGCCTTGACGCCGACGAAGGCCACAGCGGTAAACCCCAAGCCGCGCAGCAGCTTCCAACCCAGCGGGATCAGCGACCAGCCGATGGCCCGCAGTAGTACCCCGATCAGTAACGGCATCAGTTCAACCCTCGCGCAATGATTTCAGCCGCGGCGCGCATGGCGAACGCGACCAGGAGATACCCGAACCACTGGAAGAACGCGCACAGATCGGACGACACGCTACTGAGCGACACCGTCTGCGTGCTGCCGAACCAGGGAAACGAGACGTCAGGAATAACCGGGCAGGCCTTGGAGAAACGCCCGCTAGTGTCGAGCAGCTTCGATAAGTCGTGGGTGTTCTCGCCGGTAGCCTTGATGGGTTCGTACTCAGGCCCGGAGAACTCGCCGGCCAGCGTGTTTTTCAGGTCCTGAATCTTCTTGTCATCGACCGTGCGAAACTCTTCGTCCGCGCAGCGGGCGGCCTTTTCCTGGCGAACGATGGCGCACTGGATCGCGTCGCCGTTGCACTGAATCGCCACCTTGCAGTCACCGTCGCCGGAGATCGAGGAGCCGCTGCCGCATTTGTTCGGGTCCTTGGCCGGATCGCACTGCCCGTCTCCCCCGCCATCGCCACCGCCACCCGTGCCGCCGCCATCGCCATCACCACCGCCAGTTCCACCGTTTCCGTCTCCGCCGCCGGTACCACCGTCACCGCCGCCCGTTCCGCCATCACCGCCACCGCCTGTACCGCCACCATCGCCACCACCAGTTCCACCGCCATCACCACCAGGGTCTTTCGGATCGGTCGGGTCCGTGGGATCGGTCGGCGTCTTAACGCACGTAGTGCCGGACCAGCTATAGCCTTTCGGACAGCCCGGGTCATTCGGGTCCGAAGGCGGATCAGTGACTGGCGGCTGATCCGGCTCGTTGAGTGAAGGACCAGTACCGCCCAGGTTGCCGGAATCTGTCGCGCAATTCTGACCGTTGCTCTTGAGTGTGTAGTTACAGAACCCCTCAGTAGTAGAGCCTGGAGTGCGATAACAAGAATTTGGTCGAGAACTATCAGCCTCATAAGCGCACCCATTCAAACAGCCAGACGGCGGAGAGCTAGGAACCGTGTTTTTTCCATTGATGACAATAATCGGATAGTTCGAACTTCTAAATAAATTTGGCAGACCTTCTTCGCACTCAGACGGTGGCGGCTCATCACAAGTCCCCTTCTGCTCATTGTACGTAGCCCCCGCAGGACAGGTCGTACCTCTACGAACAACGGAAATCGTAAAATTTGGCTCAATACGACTCCCATTGAAATAACGAAACACCATGCACACATAGTTGGTCGAGTTCTTCATTTCCCGCGAACCTATCACCATTTCGACGGCGGGATACTGAGCCTTATAGATTCCCAGCCCGACCTCACAAGCCGCACCAGGACTGCCAAACTTATCAGGGGCGGTCGGGCCATTTAATTGCCAGTAATAATTTTCAGACCTAGCGCCCTGAGCAAAGAATAGCGAGGGCAATAAGCACGCCATAAAAAGCGATATCCTCAGGGCTGATATACATTTCTTAATCCTCATTTATCCTTTCTCCGGGCAATAAAAAAGCCGGGGCGGAGTGACCGCCACCGGCTTGACTGAGGGTCGATTAAGTCCCTGCGCGCATGGCTTTCTTGGCCGCACCGATCAGGGCAACCAGGCCGAACATGGCACCGGTCACAGCCGCCGCAGCAGCCAGGCCGCCTGCGATATAGGCCAGAGCCTTAGTGGTGTCGATATCGCCCTCGGCGGCCATGGAGAGGCCGGACGCCATCAGCAACGAGCCACCGATAACGGCTTCACGCTTGCCCAGGGAAAACAGTTGTTTCAGTTGTTTCATCGAACTTACTCCTAATGTGGAATTGATGTGCGCATCTTCTTAAACACCCAGACCGCGACAAACAACGTCAACAGCCCGCCGGTAATTTGAGCCTTCTGCGCAATTGTCATTGCAGGAGTCAGGAACTCCCGCATTTCCTGGACCGTAAAAGTCTTCATTTGGCCTTGGCAGATAGTTGAACCATCGTCCCTGGCCAGCCAAACACCGTCACAGCCCAAAAAATTCATGCTTATCCCCTACCCGTCCTTTTTCGCCGAAAAAGGCCGGGGCCCTTAAGCGGCTTTCTCCTGAACGGTTTGAAGTTTCAACGGCATGCCGTCGCCCGACAGCCAATAATCAAATCCGGCATTGCCGGATTTACTTGCCCAGGCCTGGATAAATACCGGGACGGACACAGTTTTGCCCTTCTCCATCTTCCAGACATTATTAAGCCCGCCATCCATGTGCCGCTTCGAAATGCGAACTTGAATAACCTTGGTTTCCGGCATACCGAACTTATTGGTTTGCTCAACTTGGACAAGCACCGAGTGTTCAACAATCTGCGAAGGACCGTTGGCGGTATTGACGTTGCGAGTATCGGAGTAATAGCCCTGGCACAGGCCGATAAGAGCGAGCATATGATTTACCTCAGGGGTTCAACTTGTGGGCTTGTGCCCGGTTCACGAAATGCCCATGCGGGCGGCGTCACGCTCCGGCCACGCCGGAACGTCTTGAAGTCTCGGTTGATACGCTGCCGGCGAACTGCCTCGGCGGCCTGGCCTTGGACGACTCTGCGCATGACCAGGTCCAGGACCTGGCGCACCAGGTGCTCGTCCTCGACGAGGTGGGAAAGGTCTTGCTCCAGGTCCCAGCGGAGCGACTGGTGGGCCACCTTATCCATCGCTGCGCGCCCTCCTCGGCTCGTCGAGCCAGCGCACGAAGCGCCGGAAGAACGCGAAGAACAACGCCAGGAACGCCACCAGGGCGCAGACGGCAACCACCATGGCCAGCACAGGGAACGCCGCGCAGAACTCGAAAATCGCGGCGACAATGGGCGTCAACATCGCGAACAGGGCGATGAAGACAACCCAGCCCAGCAGAAACCGCAGAGGCGCTTTCATCACGCGGCCTCCACGGTCGGCTCGACGTACCAGTCGGGGTACTGCGCCGAGAAATCCACCTCTAGCAACCGCAGGATCGGCACAACGTTGCGGGTGTTGTCGTACTCACTCAGGTTCTGGAGCATCGCCTTGGAAATGCCTACCGCTTCCAGGTCAGCAACGTGGCGATAGAACGAGGCCCTAGACATTGACGCCATGGTCTCTTCCCACCCGTAGTCCTTGAGGCTGCGGTAGGTACGGAACAGATTGCGAGCATAGGCATCACTGGATTTCCCCGGCACAAACACTGCCGGAATGATGGTTCCCGTTGCCTTGTCGGCGCGGGCCTTCGTCCACTTGCCCTTCCCTACTTTCGTGTACTTCTCGATCAGTGCGGCCAGCACTTTGTCATCGTCGATTCGCTTCATGGTCATACCCTCAAAGGCCGCGAACAGCTCAGCAGTTACCGCTTTCCAACACTCCTGAATGAAACAGCGCTCCTGGTCGCGAAGCGCCTCCTGGTAGTCACATAGCTCCCACAGGTTCGTCGGCAGATTCCGCCGCTCCAACCAGCGATGCATGACGGTCGCCTCGAGGCGAAGAAGAAGCCGCGCGAACTCCTGGAGCCGAGGGTCCTGCATGACCCGCAGCGTCCGCGCAGCAGAAAGGCTCGACATGGGCATGTGGCGCTCGCGCTTGTACAGCTTCCAGGCGCGGACATGAGCGTTATCCAGGTCCTGGCGCGGTTCCGGATCGACCGTGGCACCGCGAGCAGCCTTGAGAATTTCGTCCAACTGACGCCGGAACTCCGGCCCTTTCAGATACGCCTTGATCTTGCGCAGACGCCCCTCTTTCGAACCCCAGTAGGCCGTGGTCTCGTAGTCATCACCCCGGTTGCGGGTCTGGCCATTGCTGACCCCGCGCATGAACTGAATAACCTGGAGGGCGGTCTGTTCATTCGGCATGCGTGCCGAGAACGTGCAGTCCAGGGCGTAGACCTCAATCGACAGCACATCGAGCTTCGAATACAGGTCCGGATAGGTGCCAGCCAGCCACTTCAACATGACCTCAGCCCCCATGCGGATTGAGGTCGGCCCGAAGACGTTGTGCCCCTGGAGCAGCTTGGCCGGAGACGCTTTCAGCTCCACACCAGGATCAAGGCGCTTGCCCAGGGACTGATGGAACACCTTGAAGGCCATGGGCGTGTAGCTCGACGGCAGCGATTCCCAGGCATGGGAAAGCCCCTCCACGTCATAGCCCTCCCCGTCCTCCCGCTTGAGCACGCCGCCCGAAGACCGCATGCGCACCCCCAACGACTCCAGGTCAACGACCAGCGTCGGAGCCTCGGGCTTGCCGATCATCTGGACGTGCTCCGGGCGGAAGCGGATGAACATGTGGATTCGGTCGAGCATCCCCAAAATCCCGTCAAGTGTCATATACAGACCCTTAGGGTACTGGATATGAATTTAACGGGTCAAGCAACATACAACACCACAAAGGGTCATATACGGACTCTGTACATCCAGCCAGGAGATAGCCTCGTGCACGAAGAAACCACCCTCGGGAAAGAGACCATGACCATCGGTGAAAACATACGCAGAGCGCGAGAAGCCAAGGGCTTGACCCAACGCGAGGTATGGGAAGCAACCGGGATATCAGAGTCCAGCTACAAGAGTTACGAGAAGGGAGAGAGACCGCCGCCGGGGGACAAGATCGTAACCCTAGCAAGACTGCTAGGCGTATCGACCGACGATCTACTTCTGGACGAGGCAGAGCGGGACGTATCGGACGATCTACGAGCCATCTTCGTCCGGTTCAACCACCTGCCAGCCGAAGAGAAAGTACACGCCAAGATTGCGCTCAGAGGCATCCTGATGAGCTACGAGCAAGAGGCACTTCGCTGATCAGAATGTGATCGAAAATTCTCACCATGAGACAAGAGTCCACCATTAGAGATGGTGGACCCGGCTGCGCCGGGATCGCTCCCGGCCGCCCCGTGCAGCACCCACAAAGGACTCCCATGAAACGGATTTTCCTTCTCCCCCTTCTCCCTCTCGCGCTGGGCGCAGCAACGGTCGACAAGACGCGAGCGATGGCCATGGCCGTACGAGCGCAGGACGACCAGGAGGCACTGGAGTGGTGCAAGAAAGCCGCTCCTGACGACTATCAGTGGATCCTGGAACAGTGCATGCAGATCCGCGCCGACAGCATCAGCCAAGCCGATGACATGGTGCTCCAGGAGAGGCTGATGAAGCGCCTTAACGAGATCGAGCGGACCCTGACGCAGTATCCCGAGACTGAGCGCCGAAAACTCGCCCTGGAACAACTCCAGCGCGAAGCACAGACCCCGTAAACACCAAGGGCTCTGCCCTTGTCATCCCGCTCTTGCCGCCGAGGGCTCGGGAGGCAGGGGAGATAAAGCTTCCCCTCCCTCCCTTGCGGAGGCTGTTGGCCGAGGTGGGTTCAAGGGTACGCTCCGCCCGGGACTCCGTTCGCCGGATCGTTGATCCGACGAGCCGGGGTCGCGGCCCTTGACCTACCGAGCTTCCGAGGGGACCGGAGGGCCAAAAGCAAAAAACCCCGCAGTGGATCCACGCGGGGTTCTTTCAAAAGCAAAGGATTAGGCGAAAACGACTGCACCTCTGCCAGCAGCAGCAATGCGAATCAGGTCATCGGTGTGCCGGGTTTCCATCCCAGTGAAGGTCACTCGACCTCCCTTTGCTGCTGCCGCCGCCGCCGCCGCAATACGCACAAGATCAGCGGTATGTCTATTACTGGCGTCCATAACGAAGCCACCTCCCGCAGCAGCGATGCGGATAAGGTCATCAGTATGTCTTTTCTCAAACATGGCATTTCCTATGCGTTGTTGTAGGCCAGAAAATAATGGCACAAGGCCTCGCATAATGGGCGTTACGTGTAAATGCTCGCCCGGCGCGGGGCGATTTTCCGGGCTTCGCATTCGGCCTGCGGCCGCCGCAGGTAACGTAACGCCGTGGTCATTATGCGAAGCAAGAATGTTAAGGCCAAATAGTAATGTCTCGATCTAGCCAAATAGAAATGTCCCAAATCGGCGTCTAGGGTTTCCCTCCTGCATCACCGGAGGCACGCCATGACTGCGGCAACTTGCGGATGGGTCACAATGAGCATGCGGGAGCTGGATCGCCTCAAGGTCATCGAGGCAATCATCGAGGGTCGGTTGAAACCTGCCGCTGCGGCGCAGCGTCTGCGCCTGACGACACGTCAGGTGCACCGGCTGGTTCTGCGTTATCGCGAGGACGGCCCAGCCGGCCTAACATCTCGTCGACGTGGTCAGCCGAGTAACCGGCAGCTGTCGCCAGGTCTGGAGAATCGCGCCATTAGCTTGATTCGACGGAACTATAGCGACTTTGGTCCAACTCTGGCCCAGGAAAAACTGGTCGAGTGCCACGGCCTTAAGCTGGCCAAAGAAACGGTACGACGGATCATGGTTGATGCCGGCATGTGGGTACCGCGCAAGCAACGGCCGCCCAAGGTCTATCAGCCACGCAACCGGCCGCCTGTTGCGGCGAACTGATCCAGATCGATGGCAGCGATCATCGCTGGTTCGAGGATCGTGGACCGGCCTGCACGCTGCTGGTCTTCATTGATGATGCAACCAGCCAGCTGATGCACCTGCATTTCACCGAGGCCGAATCGACCTTCAGCTACTTCACCGCCACCCGCGCCTACCTGGAGCGGCATGGAAAGCCGCTGGCCTTCTACAGCGACAAAGCCAGCGTGTTCCGCAGTAACCATAAGGCGCCTCAGGGCGGCGACGGCTATACCCAGTTCGGCCGAGCGATGTACGAGTTGAACATCGAGAGCATTTGCGCCAACAGCAGCCAGGCCAAAGGTCGTGTGGAGCGTGCGAACCTCACTCTGCAGGATCGCCTGGTCAAGGAGCTGCGGCTTCGCGGAATCAGCAACATGCCCGACGCCAATGCCTTTGCAGCCCACTTTATGGCCAGCTACAACGCGCGTTTTGCCAAGCCGCCGCGCTCTGAGCATGACTGCCATCGCCCGCTGCACAGTGATGAAGATTTGGATCTGATCTTCGCCTGGCGAGAAGCGCGGCGAGTTTCGCAGCGGTTGACCGTGCAGTACGACAAGGTGCTGTATCTGCTAGCGGACACTCCGCAGTCCCGCCGCCTGGCGGGTGATCATGTCGAGATCTACCACTACCCGGATGGCCGCATCGAGCCCAGGGTGGACGGCACCGCCCTCCCCTTTACCACCTACGACAAACTCTGCGAGATAGACCAGGGTGCCATCGTCGAGAACAAGCGCTTGGGTCATGTGCTGCAAGTCGCCCAGCTCGTCCAAGCGCAGCGCGACAGTCGGCGCTCGCACTCGGTACCGGGAAATCCGCGGCAGTCAACGCAAGGCAAGATGCTGTCGAAGAAGGCGCAGCGAGAACTGATGCCGGAAGATATCGCCGCCGCCCTGGATAACACGCCACCATCGAGGCGAAGTCGCCATGCGTGAGTCAATCAGCGCCGAGGCACTGAAGATACTAGTGGTTGCCGGAGCTGCGCGGTACTTACGTGCTATTCCGGCGCCTTCCGGCCACGGTTGGCAGCTCCAAGTGCGCTACAGTCCCGACGGTCAATATTACCCGCTACGTTCTCGAGGTGAACTTGTGCGCGTATTTGGATCACTGGACTCGCTTAATCGGTACGCAAATCGTTTGGGCATCCACACGTATAGCGTGGAGTTATAACTGTGACACGAATTTCCCCATGTGGGGAGTCGACAGGCTTCTAGAAAAATAGTTCGATAAGTGTAGCGACTTTCGTTTGCAAACCGCTACAAATAGCGCTGCGGGCCAACCAGCTGAGTTTTTCCAACACCTGACAGTGTGGAATAACGCTTCTCCGAGTTCCGGAATCAAGGGCTATGGTATCTACATATTATTTAGCGGGTGTGATAATTTTTATCTAGCCCTCTTTATCGAAGGAGAGGGCCAGATAACATTAGATCGCTGCAAAATAGGCCAGCAGCAAGGCTACTGCGGTCGTATAGCGGAGGCCCGATTTGATCGTATTGAATACGTCGCTGAAATTTGGCGCGTCCAGACGTAGGCCAACACCAGGCCCTACCAACGTCTTAATATCCTCGGGGAGCGTCATTGCCTGCCAAGTGCCTGGAGCCAGTGTCCGCAGGTTCACACCGTAGGAAACCAGCAGCCCGGACTCCTGCGAAATGCCTCCGGAGGCGTCCGGAGATAGACCAACGTCGGTTGGATAGACGTTCAGGCTGCCCTTGAAGCGGTCAAGATATCCGCTGCCGAAGCGAGCCTTTATTCTATCAAGATTCTGCGCCATGGAGGTGAGCAAAGGAAGTATCTCACCGTTGCAAACACGTTCCTTTTCATTGACCATCCTGAAACCAATGGTTACGCCGTTGGCTAGTTCTTGGGCAAGCAACGTCGAATACTGCTGGTCCGCTTTGCTGATGTCTCCGCCCGGGACGAATTCCGGGTGTAGCTTCAGCGGAATGTCCCATGCCTCTATAGTCTGTGCTTCGGGGAAGACAAAGCCAGGATTGCATTGACGGGCAAAACCCTTATAGATATTAGCCAGGGATTGACCAGGGTTCTGGTAGATATTGATCTCGGCCATGGTTGCCTCCTCTAGAGTCCCAGGGATCGTTGGAGATAGTCCGCGCGATTGTTCAATCGCCTGGCTATGCCATCGCTCGGATCGGTACTGTTGGGAGTACCATTCCAGTTCCTCAACTCCCTAATGGCGGCTGGCCAGTCGCTCTGAGAAATAGCAGTCTCAAAGTTTGGGAACGAGGAATACTCACCATAGTGGTAATACAGGTCTGTCACTATGGTTTTGACCGCCGGAGGTAAGGTGCTCCACTGCTGGAACTTCACCTTCATCCGATCAGTGACCTTGATCATCTTGGCGGTAAAGAGGGACAGCCCGTCTTCATCTGTGAGTACCGGGATGAGTTGAGCTAATGCCTGGAAGGTCGCGGTGTTCGCTCCTTTCAAGCCGAGGGCGGGGCGAATTTTTTTGCGCGTGGATTCAGCGATGTTCAGAGCCTGAATGCCGGATTCATCGTGCTGGCCGACATCGAAGCCATAGCCAATCGTTACACCTGATTCACCGTTGGGGTCAGAGGTCGGAATAGTAGCTCTGTTGCCTCGCCCACCAGGTGGAAGCTCATGACGGGCGGTGAAATCGATATTAATACCCATTTCAATCAGATAGGAAATATTGGACTGGAGGCGGCTGACCTTATCGGCTTTGTCACCATCGATGCGGTCTTGGATAAAGGTATTGATCTGCTGGTTCAATTGCACCTGGAGGTCGCTCACCGAAATACTGTTGGCTCCTCCGGTTTCGGCGACCGTACGAATAGTGACCTCATGAACCTTGAAGTAGTCGTCGAACACTAGAACGGGCCGCCCGGCAGTCTGGCTTATGACCTGCGTCAGTTGCCCCGTCAATCCACCTTGTGCTGAGTAGCTGGGGGATGACAGCCAGTCGGTATAGAGGTCAGGAATTCCGTGAGTAATTCGGATCGGCTCTGGTTCCGCTGCGAGCAGAACACGCTGTGCCTCCTCTCGTTCTGGATTTTCTAGGTAATTGTATAGCCGCTCCAGATTGCGCTGAAGGGGCTGATCCAATTCTCTATCCACCTTAGTCTCCTCTGCTTAGTGAAGCCAATTTGTTATTTCATTGATTGTTCGCACTCGCTTTCTAGACGATTGAACTCAGTAGAATACTTGTCATATTCATTTTGCATTTTTTCCGGCAAATACTCTCGCTTCAGGTCTCTGAAGAAGCTGCCCTTCTCTAGTATCTTCTTGCATTGGTGGTTTTTGGCAGACAAGGAGAGATGTGCCGTATGAAAAACACGAGAGAGATAACCAAAACCTTCAAACATGTCCCTACACTCTGTTATCAGTTTTCGAGAAATCCAGTAGGCCTTCTCTGTCTCGTTATTCTTCAGTGCTTTCTTCACTTGCTTGTCGTTGAATTTTATAGAGGCGGGCTCGCAGATTGGGGAAGGCTTCCAATACGTGCCAGTAAAACCTGCTGCCGCCCCGCAGAAGCCCTGACAGTCCCTACTTGCGACTCCTTTCTCTATGGTAATTCTGTCATCATTCAGTTTGAAAACGACATCGCACGACATATCGCCGATGCCACGGACGTCGACCTGCACATGATCTGACTCTATAGTTCCATTCAATCCGCAAGCATGGGCATTGTGTCCAGTGCTTCGTATCCGAAACTTTTGAAGTCCTTCGAATAACGGAGATATCGTCAGCAGCCCACTATTTCCAGTCCTATAGTAATCCCCGGGTGGGAAGTAGCTCTTTGGTTCTTCAGCGACACAAAGAGTGATATTGTAGCAAAGGGCGAGTATGGCAAAAATGCTAATGCTTTTGAGCTTCAT